AAGAACAATATAATATTCCTACTGGTGATAAATTACATAACGTAAAAATAACTATAACCGAGCGCAATGATAATAATGATGCAATTAAATTGGCTGATCATTTTATTAGTCTTAAAGAATTAACTTAAATAATATAGATAGAGTATGGTTAATTCCATACTCTATTAATATTCGTTTAAATAATATATTATAAGAAAGAACCATTATATATAAGTCTAAATAAATGGAGGTGATATAAAATAATCACGAATGTAATTTATAAAAAATAATTAGCATAATTACATTCATATATTAATAACACAAAGGAGGTTAGAAACATGGAGAATGGTAACAACAGTCAAAGTGTAGAAGATGTTGAAAAACGTAATTTAAGATCTTCTCCATTGCTAAATGCTGGCAAGAAAGCTCTTGAGAATGACCAGATGAATATTCAGCTTAATTATCCATTTAGTGATGAGTATGAATTCGAAACAATGTTAGCACGTATCGATCAAGATCGAAGAAGAGCAGATGACATTAAATCAGGCAAAGGATTTATCATATCTGCTCCTCAGGGTATCAAGAAGGATATCAAAAATCAGGACGGTATTTATTCTAGCAGGTATGGTTCAAATTCAATAACAGATGTAGATTCTTTCAATGGCTTGTATCGTTGTAATTGTGGTATGAAGAGAGGATCTATAAACCATGGGGAATGGTGTGATATCTGTGGTTCTAGAGTTAAGTATGTTGGAGATGATGTAAGTATAACTGGATATCTTGTACTTAAAGATAAGTACTGGATAATTCATCCTAATATATATAGAACTCTTGAAGCTTTCATTGGAGCTCAAAGACTTAATAGGATCATCGATCCTGCAATTGAGGTAGATTGTGATGGTAAATATAAACCTGTGATTTCCAATAAGAAAGATGAACCATTTAAAGGGATTGGAATGTTGGAGTTTAAAGAGAGATATGATGAAATATTAGACTACTATTATTATAAATATCCTCAGAAGAAACTCTACTATGATGACCTCAAGAATGTAAAGCCAATAACATTTACCCATACGGTAAGTGTGTATTCATCTTTATTGAGACCATCTAGAATAGATGATGGTTCATTAAAGTATGAAGCTTGTAATGATCAATTTAGTATGCTTTCTAGTTTAGTCTATAAATGTAATAGAGATAGACTTCGTATGGATCAGAAATTGAAAGAGAAACTTAAGATCCTCTATGACATTCAGGAACAGTTGAATACTGTTTATTTTGAAATAAAAGAAATGCTTGCTAGAAAGCGTGGGGATATTAGATCCGCTGTAGGAGGAAGACATTCATTCAGCTCTAGAGCTGTTATAAAACAGGATGTAAGTCTTCAGTGTGATCAAGTGAAATTACCATTTCATGCATTATGTGAATTATTACAGCAGGTTATTATAAATATACTTTTTAAATCGTATAATTTCACATATGCTGATGCATATAAGAAATGGTTTAAAGCCCAAGTTACCGGTAATGATACTGTTGTCTATAATATTATAGACGGCTTAATCAAAGACTCAGATGAGGGCTTACCTGTACTAATAAATAGAAATCCTACAATTTCATATGGCGGAATACTTTTTGTTCATTGTGTAGGCATTAATATGGATTATACAATGAGTCTTAGTTTATTAGTACTTAAAATCTTATGCGCTGACTTCGATGGTGACTCACTAAATGTCCTGTTTCTGTATAATCAGGATTTTATAAGAGTATGTAGTAACGTTCTATCACCAAGGAGAATGTTTATCTCTAGAAATGATGGCAGATGCAATTCAGACATGCTATTCTCAAGAGATGTAATGATTAATGCTAACGCATTAAAGTCTCTTTGTGAATATACTCCAGAGCAGGTTGAACGTATTAAACGTTTACAGGCAATGGAGAACTAACAAATAACCTATTTAAATTTAAGGAGGAATAAGACATGAATAACTATGAATTATCAAGGGGATGTACTGTAGGAGAGTTCAAGGAGATGTTTAACAACATCCCAAACAATGCAAGGATTATGGCTATCGATGGAGACGGTATTCATATCGTAAATCAGGATGATGCTGAAGAGTACCTCAACAGAGAGTGTACAAACAACATCATTAATCCGCAGTCACATGCAAGCGATAATGCTATTGATCCTGAGGAGTATGAATTTGAACAGAATTTATCTCCGGAAGTACGTGAGACAATCTTTGTTATGAGAGAAGCTAATCGTGAGATTGCTAATGAGATAGCTTCAAGAATGTATGATTTAACATACAAATTGTTAGATCACATTACTGAATATAATGCACATATTGCTGATTCTATCTGCAAAGATATGTGCCATATTGTTAACAAAAGATAACATATTAAAAACGATTTTTAGAGGAGCTATGTTATTAGCTCCTCTATTACTTACTGGAGGTGTAATTATGGATGAAAATACTCCGCCTAGATTAATATTATCATTTAAGATATTAGACTCAAACGAAAAGAGTGAAAAAGCTCATTTCACTATGACTACGTATGATTATCTAAAATTTAAGGTGGATACAAATATACAGGATTTTGATCCTCCTATGGCTGTAAATGTGATTCTATCAATGATATTTGATGATGATGCAATAACACCATCTGAGGTAAGTTCACAAACTAAAACACATGACGATGAATGGTATGAAGGTCATACTACATATATGATACCAGATGAAGATCATGATATGTTGTATATGATAGATATTGTTACATTTGCTAATACAAAATTATTGGCATTTATGCTAAATGAAAATGTCGTAGAAATGCTTAGAATTTCTCATAAGACAGGTAAGCATTTGTACGAGGTAAATCTTACTGATGGTGGCAAATGGATATTTAAAATGTAAATCTTATAAGGAGGAATAAATATGGCAGGAATCAGAGACTTAGATTTCGGCGAATGTATATATAGGAATGGAGATATAATTAAAGTAAAAGATGCTATAGATCCAAAATATGAAGAAATTGGAACTATAAAATTCATAGAACGAGACACTGAAAATCCATCTTTGTTCTGGTTATATATAATTGCTAATGAAGAAACTCTTAATAATAAGATGGATCCTAAATATGGAATCTTCTGGCAGATATTAGAGCATTCTAATAACAGGATAGAATTATTGAGCAGAGCAGTGCAGTAATAGTATGGGGATGGGTTATTCCATCCCCACCTTATTATTTTTTGCTTGTTTGACATTAGATTAAATTTTGAAAGGAGATGATATAATTGGATAATAGCGATACTATCTTTAAAGTGGTAGATGGTACTAGATTAAGACCATTAACGCCTAACGATTTTAATAAAAAATATACGGATAGAGTTATGTTATCTAGCGTAACTTTACCCTCACAATATTCATCGTATGCTGTATGTGTAGAGTTTGCTAAAGAATGGTTCTTAGAGAAATTCCCTGAGCATTATTTTAATTCTATATACGTTGAAGGATCACATAGCTTTGATGAGTTTAGAAAGTTCTCAGATATTAATGCTCAATTAAAAAGAGCCAATCCTCTATTAGCAATTATTCCTAATATAGATATGACTCATAATAGACAGTGGATAGATGTAAATCCAGAATTACCTATGATGATGAGAAGAACACGTATGGAAGGTACATTCTTTGATGATATTAGAGATAATAGAGGATTACATTTACAAATACAATTTAAGACTATTCTTATGACATTTACTTTCAAGATAAGAGTAGATACTAAAGCTGAAGAATTAGACATGATGGAATTCATTAAGCTTAAACATAGAGCAGGAATGACAGAATCTAGAGAATTAGCTCTAGATATTCATGTGCCTAAACAGATTATATCTCAGATAGCATGGGATAATAATATTAGAATGAATGAAGATGGAACTCCTGTAGATAGTGCTGAAATGCTTAAATATCTTAATGCTCATTCTATGATTCCATTCTTATATAAACTTAGATGTGCTACTGGTAATAATGAATACTTCATTAAAGTCCCAGATTGTATGGCTCATATAAAGACAGAATTACCTAACGGTGATGATGGTGAAAGACAAGATATGGTATCAACTAACTATAATATTGATTTTGCTGTAGAAATAGAAATGACTGCTCCATATTGTTATACATATTATTCTCAGAGAGAACAGAATTGGATAAGAAATTGCGCACCAACAGATAATCTTAATAAGCATTATATTTGTGTAATGCAAGCAACCAAGACAGAGATCCCTCCAGAAGATGAACATCATTGGAAGATGATAACTACTCAACCAATACAGTATGAAGTTGATGAAGAAGATCTTAATACTGAAATAGATATAGATTTCAAACCTCAGTTTAATAATACTGATGTTGGTGGAGTAATAAAGTATACCTTGGATATGGGCATTAATCCATACTTATTCATTAATTTTAAAATATATAATGATGCAATAGAATGTGGGTATACTATGGATTGGAAGACCCTAACAATGCATATTAATAGAAAGATTACAAAACAAACTACAGTAATAGCAATATATTGTGATAATGAATATATTCTAAATACAATAACTCATTTAGCTGAATTGGATACAAATACCAGTAGGACGCATTAGTCCTACTGGTTAAGTTTTACTCTATAATATTATTATTGATAATATTCTTATTACCTAAATAATTTACCATACCATTAATTGATTTGAATCTATTATATGCTATAATATTTCCAGTGCAACTACCTTTCCAATATATAGAGCATTTCTTAAAATTACAGTTTTTTATAGTAGAGCACACCGATACCTCTAGGTATATGCTACAATCTTCGAATTCGCAATTATCTAGTTCACAGTTAGTCCCGAAATGGATAGTTGAGGACTTGAAAAAAATATCACGAACTTTTACATGTTGATTCAAAGTTACTTCTGTGCTTGTAATTACTGTGGAATTGCCAGCTCCAGTAATAATTAAATCTGATGATTTTTCTGTTCTATCATAGCATACCCCTAATGTATCAAATACATATACTCCAGATTTCAAATCAATTTTACCATATAACATATCTGTTATAGCAGACTTAACATCATCTATATTACTATAATCATCATTGATAAATATATCTGCTTTATACTCTGAATAACCTTCAATACCAATAATTAAATCAGACGACTGTTTATTTACTAGGTATTTTAAATCCAATCCACCTACAGTATCTGCATTTCCTCCATTAGCTGGAAGAGAATTTGGTTTATTTTTTATGAATGTATAATCATTTTCAGATGCATTCCAATCTGCAAAACTTCCATACTGAGTTAATGCTATAAGTACATTAAGTGCTTTACGATCATTATTATCAAGATGTATAGCAGAATTAATATGCTTAGTGAATTCATCTAATGGTAATTTGCTAGATAAAGCATAAGACAATCCTTCAAGAAGATTATCTTCTTTTATAATATTAATTAAGTCTTTAATCTTAGTCATAGAGTATTCTGTATTAAGAAGTTCATCCATTCTTTCCTGCACAGAATTATTGATAGCATCTCTAGCTTCATCTATCTGTTTAGATACCTCTAATGATGTAGGTCTTTGTTTAAGTGACATTAATGTGCTCTGAGAAATAAATCCATTCTCAGCATCTGTAACAACATCTGATGCTTTAACAGTATCACTAGTAGTAGAATTACTAGAGCTATCTAATTTCTCTACAGTATACTCTGTTGTATTTACACTATTGGTGGTGACTTTATTAACTGGATCATGAGCTGATCCATAATTATTCATATGATCAATCAAAATATCTTCAAGCTGTTTAATTAAGTCATCTACATAACCTTTAGAAGCTATAAAATAATTAGTATTATCTGTATTATTGTCTATACTATATATTTTTGCCATATCAGTATTCCTCCAATCTAATTAATTAATAAGATGTCAAACGATGATTTTTTCACAAAATATACCACACGAACTTAATCGTGTGGTATAAATTGTTACGATTATTTTATAGCGGAATGTAAATATTCTGAGTATGATAATGTCGGCACCAATTGGTTAACTAGGATGTCGATTCTTTCTTTTTCTTTCATGGCACATTCACGATCATACTTATGATCCATCTCTGCCAAAACAAATCCTAGGATATTATTTTCTGTATCAAATATTGCTACAGCTTGAGAGTATTTAATTCTTGATCCAGATACAAAAATTCTATTATTTGTATTTCTAACTTCATCACCATTAATGATAATATATTTACCATTTTCTAAAAGATTATCTATCATATCATCAAATAAATTTATTGGTATATTTGAATGCTCTATAGATCTTTCACGTATTCCAGTACCAGAAGATACTTTTTCACATATACAAGATGTTTTAAAGAATTTTATCCCATGAATTGATGTAATACCATTATGGAATAAATATACAGCAAGTCTACATGCGCCTATATCGTTCATAGTAGAAGTACAGTTTTCTTTTATAGAATCTCTAAGCTTAACGAATGTAGAAGAAAGGTCTTTTCTTTCATCTTCAACTACATAATTCGTATTAGAAAGATTTTGTAACTTCTTAAGGAATTCCTGATTAGCCTCCTCTAGTTGCTTTTTGAATTCTGTATCATGGTCTTGGTTAAACTTTTCTATTGATTTTATATGCTTATTTTGCATATATATAGCTACTGATACTATTACTATAGCTAGTATTGCAATTGCTATAGTTAGTATGATAAAAAATATTAATAAACCCTCACTCATAATTATTAGACCTCCCAGCGATATTTACTATATCTCCACCCAAGGTTAAAACAATGATGTTTTATAGAAATAAGTAAATTCTAAAACCTCATCGCACTCAATATATGTACTTCCTAAAAATGTTTTAATACAATAATCGTCTAATAATACATTGCTTTGATATTGCGATACTAACGGGAACACTACTTCTATCTGATGTTCCTTGAAATTACTATTGATAAGATTTATAAATGATTCCATATCTGGTGCTATATCATTAGATATCTTGATATAGAATCCTCTACCTCTCCAGTCATCATCAGATATACATATAGAATTATCTTCAAATTCCATTTTTCTAAATGCTTCATAATTTACACTTTTGAAGTGAGTACAAATTAGGTCTTTACCATATCCAGTCCTTTTTACATTTTCATTCTTTATAAAGTATACAGAGAATTTTTCATTAGAAAAAGTATCTACTTTTTGAATTTCTTCCAATCCAGTGATAGCATAATGCCCAGTTCTATATAAGATATAAGCACGTTGATTTTCTGCATCTAAAACAAATTGATCCATTATACCGCTAGGTAATCTTCTAATATTATGCCTGAGATCAAATGTTACGCTATCTGCATTGGATACATTATTGTCCCATGTAGTCATATGTATTTTGTCAATAAATTTTAATTTTCTAGGTGAATCTAATGAGAATTCATCTCCTTTTATAATTGTCTCACCATTGATAGCGATAATATCTATATGATCGTTTAAAGTATTATAAATCAATACAGGCTCAAGATCACACCCTTTACAGGATTCATATAACTGTACAGGATATATACCATTACCAGAATTATAAAATGCATGTTCCAGATTGTTTATTGTAATCGACTCTCCAGGTCCAATATTAGTATAAACGTTCATATAGAAAATCTTATCTGGATAATCTTTGAATACCAATCTATGAATACCAGCATTTAGATCTCTAAATATTTTAGGAAACTTTAAAAAACCTGGATGATCGATGATACAATCATTACTATTAATCACACATCTTCTTGAGAATTTAGTATGATTATTATTATGGATAATATTCATTAGTGGTAAACCGTAATTACTCACGATTCATCACCGTCCTATTCCATAAGAACTTTAGTTCACCACCATAATTCATACATACGAATGTATATACATAATACTGATTATCTGTAATATTCACATAATTGAAATCCACAGAACGATCACTATTGTCTGGTAATTGTAAATTCTTATTTTCAGTCACAATCATCCCACAACATCCATCATATACGTTATCAATTACTAATTGTACACCATAATCTGATGGAACTACAATCTTATCAGTTAATGCGAAATCCCATGGATCTCCATCTTCTAAAACTACAAATGGTAAATATGCTTCAGCATTACTTCCAGTAGCTCCAGGTTCACATATGCACATCCAATAACTTTCAGATTCTTCTTGACCAGTTGGTAGAATCCCTGTACACGAGATCCCATCTACCAAATCCTCATTAATATTTAGATACCCTCCACCCTTATATCTAACCAAATCAAAATATTTATAATGCTCACTAGGATCGAAAGCATGTCTAGGATTAGGTTTAAATGGGCCCATATTCCAATCGCTCATATTATCTACCTCCTTTATAAATTTATAAGAATGTCAAAATAGGAGTATGGGAATACCCCATACTCCGATGAATTAATCTGTTACAATCTTAGTATCATTGCCTAACAGTTCAACGTTATCACCATATTCGGTTGTAGTAGAAACTGTATTAATCTTTAATGGCTCAATAGCCTGTTCAACAATTGATGTAATATCATTACTATTTGTACCCATCATATTTTCATATGCAGTTTGAGCTATAGCTTTAAGCTGATCTTCAGTCATGTCGATAGAGTATTTATCAGCAATCTCTTTAAGTTTACTAATAACCTCATCCATCTTTTCAGTTCCCTTAGACTCTTTCATAAACTCTCTTGCCCATACAACAAACTTATCTGCATATGTAACAATAATACTAAGCTCGTTGGCAGCGTTCTCCAATTCGGTCTTTGTATTGTCAGATAATGTAGGAGTAATATACTTACCAATAAGATAAGAACCTACAATAACAGCTACAACGACGATATCAATAATGATATTTGGATCCATTTTTATTACCTCCTAAAATTTTTGTTAATTCGTTGTTTTGTTTATTTTATTTTATGAATCTTCATCGTCAGAATTTAATACATCTATAGAACCATCTGTAGCTTCATTTAATACACTATTAATTTTTGAAGCAACCAAAGTATCTAATTCTTTAGATAACTTATTTTCAGTACTAGATGAATTATCATTGTTCTTTTCGGCTTTGGTATCAAAATATGCTCTAACCATATAGACGAATGCTACACCTAATATGGTAGTACAAATTTGTTTAGAAAGTTCCTCTGCAATAACAGATTTACCCATGAATGCTAAGATATAAGTAAGCTGTAAATCAATAAGACAAATAGCAATAATAAGAGCTACAAGATTCTTAGTGTATGTAGGAAATTTAAGTTTATTAAGTCTATTTTTAAATGTAGATTTCTGTTCTATCTCCTTAATCTTATCATCTAGCTTCTCTTGTTTAGCATTGTACTTAGCAGTTTCTCTTTCAGCCTCAGTCATATTATCCTTTTTATTAAACATTTTAATCACCTCCAGAAAAACAGATTGAGGGGTTAATTCATTATATTAATGTTTCTCTTAAATGGTATATGGTCAACATTTTGATAATATCAAATTAAAGGAGGATTGATCTTATGAGTTCATTAAATGACCAGTTTGAGCACGGTAGATTACCATTACGCCCATTATCATATGAGAATAGAAAATTAGCACAGCCTGATGAATTATTGATAGATTACGGAAATACTGGTGATGAAAATTATCATATTTATATTGCTGATACAAAAGATCCAAGTAAGCTTATTGATATTACTGAGATGATGGTACAGAAGATGTTACCAAGTGAGAAATTAAATGTAGATCAATTTGAAATAACTTTAGAGGGTGAAAAAGATCCATCGACATTAAAAGATATTATCAATTATATATATAAGAGATTCATATGGCCAGAGAATTATGGCATATTTGATTATGCTAGAGATTCATATAAGCTATTTGATAGTGGGGCTATTAATACATTATTAAGAGATGCTCAGGGAGATGTAATACTCCCAGTAACATTTGCAGATAATGTATTCTATAAGAATGGTAAAACCCTTCAGGATAATTTTAATGAAAGTACAAGATTAGGAATTAAAAGAACTACATTTTATACCAAAGCAAATACTAAGGCTTATACATTTGACTATCCATTTAATAATTATATGGATGATATTGATGTTAGATGGAATAGTGTGTATTTAGACGCTTCTAAATATTCTATTACTCCTAATATTAATAATGATGGTAATTTTAGTTCTGGAACTATTACATTAATTTCTGATGGTGCTGTTGGAAATAATGAACAAGTGGATCTTATTTTTACTTATAATGCTAAAGCATATCAGGATTCTAAATATGAATATATGGATGGTAAGAATATATCAATCAGATCTATCCCATCATCTAGATTAGAGAAGACTTCTAATGAATATTCTTTAGATGATGAAACTTCTATAGCTACATCAAAAGCATTATATAATTTATATTTAGATATAGTTGAATTACTGGATAATAATTCTATGAATGTATCTTATAATGTAGATATGTCTGGCAATAGCAGAGTCATCAAAATTACTTCAGATACTAATATTGTTGAAGAGGATTACTTCTTATGCAATGTATTATTAGATACAAAGAAGAGATTTGATAGTACAGCTGTTATAACTTATGGTACTTCATCAACTAAAGTTGATATAGTAGATGCTGTTGGTAAAGATCTTACTAGAGGATTACCAGCTGGGAAGATTGCAAAATTCTTATGGATAAAATCTGAGAATAAACTTAGATTAATTACATCTGATTTATCTAATTTAAGAAGTTCTAGATGGGTATATAAGTGTCTAGAATCAGAAAAAACAATTTGTTATTGTGGTATGAATTATGAGTTAGGAGCATGTATAACAGTATATAAGAATGGATTAAGATTATTTGAAGATATAGATTACTCTATTAATACTAAAGATGAGACTATTACTCTATTCAATCAAACTACAGATGGCGATGTTATAGTATTTGAAGCATTATATTTATAAGATAAATTATAGAGGTAGGGTAATTCCCTACCTCTTAATTATTGATTAGATAATAAATTCTACATATTTGAGATATAGTAATACTAATAAAAATATTACTGGAATCTCTACAATACTTGCAATAATCATGCAAAACTTATCTGTATCCATCTTTTTCTTTTTGCGCTTTTTATTATTTTTCATGCCTAACACTCTCCTTATAATTTATACATAAATGTTTTACATGATATAATTATCAATATTACATATACAAAGTATAGATAATACTAATTGATTTTTCTGGGTCACTCAATATTTCTGTTGGAATATTGATTAATGAGAATGGTCTAATATCAGTAAAAATCTCAACAGTTTTTGTTCTTACATTACCATCTGTATCTAATTTAGTTCTCTCAACATCTCTTTTCCATCCACTAACAAGAGAAATCTGATTAACTTTAGCATTCTCTAATCCTTTATGAGCAATAAAGAAATCTCTAGCATCATTCTTAGTAACCTTAAGATGAAGTTCTACATAAGACTGGGCTAAATCAGCAGCCGCAGTATTAGTATATACAGTAGATGCTGTAATAGAATCAGCAAAAGTTCCTACAGTAGATGAATAACTTTGTACCAATGTTGGAGAATTAGAGAATTCTTTAAAGTAATAAGCATTTCTTACCTGACCATTAGTAAGAACAATCTGCTTTTTGCCTTTATAGATAGACTCATCTACATCATCAGCAGAATCAACAGGGTACATAAATGGAACCAGATTATCAGGAGTTATCCAACTAGCATACTTTACAGCAAATGTATCAGAGATATCTAATCCTGCTCCACCCTGACCAATACAAAAGCCAATAATTTTTCTTTGGGTCTCATCTTGCATAGCTCCAACTACATCACCATTATTATCTTTTATAGCAATAGATGGATATGATGAAGATGATACATTATCATCAAGACCCAACTCAGTATCATATGTAGGAGTGTTATTTAAAACACTACGATCTAAATCAAATAACTTCATAGCCATCAGTGCAGATCCAGCAATAAGCGTTTTATTATGTAATGGCTCCCAAATCCGTTCACCAGTATCATCATCAAAAAATTCTACTTTAGAACTTAATCTTTCAGATCCATCATATATTCTACACTTACCTTCAGGACGAGCATGGTCTTTATAATATCTAATATCATTCATCTTCATTTTCCTCCCATTCGAATATGTCTTTAGTAAAATGGTTGATCTCATCAATAATCTGAGATTCAAATACTGAATTTTGATTATAATCTGTGGTCATAACGAGTTCATTACCATTTTCTTCTTTAAATCCAGCGTTAGTACTATTAATTATAAGTTCGCCATCTGAGCTGTTAACTGTGATCTTATCATCCTCAAATACAATATGCATTTCTTCATAGTTATCAGTATATTTAATTATATTCTGATCTCTAGATATTATTCTTACTCTATCATGAGGACGACAATTATCATGCTTATTAAGATTAAACTTGATCATGTCTGGAAATACATCAATATACTTTTCTCCTGAAGGAGTATAAGAATCAAGAGGATTTATTTTCACTGAATCGTATACTGCTACATTAGAATCTGTTTTCTTAACTATAGCATACTCAGGTCTCTCTAATACTCTAATAGTATTATCTAATTCAGAATCAAATTTATAAACAGTATTGATCCCTAACAAATGTACTTTCCATGATTTAAAGAAGTCTATGATCTTAGAGATATACTGCTGTATATAATTTGTAGATACAGCTGGGAAATATGAATACAAGTATCCATAACTATTTGTATCTACACAACCATCAATAGCATAAGTAATCTCTACAATATTATCAGCAATTTCTTTCTGCATTGTTTCTGTTTCTAGTGTTTTAAAATACTCAAGTTTCTCATACAGTACAGCATCTCTACTCTCCAAGAAATCAGTATATGTTTTAGCATATACTCCTTCACTCATCTTAAATGCTTCTTTATTGTACTTAGAAGTCATTATAGCATCATATAGATGCTTGTACATATTATAGGTTCTATAATCACTACAATTAGCCATTTGTGTAGCTAAGTATTTGTAAATAGATTCATTAGTCCTATATAGTTCTTGTAACTTATCATATGAAGGAATCTCTTTAGCAATAAAATTATCATTATATGATTTCATTATCTGTATATTAGATACTACAATATAATCTCCAATATTGATTGGGAATTCATCATATTTATAGATAAGAAATCTTATTGTAGGACGAGTGACTTCATTAGCTGTAAATACTTGACTTACTCTAAATTTAGATCCCTGTACACATATATATTCCCTACTATAGTTTGAAGTACAATCACTATCTGCCTCATTACTTATCTGAATCCTTCCACTAAAATTAGTTTCTACATTAAACTGCATATAATATTTAGCACCTTGATCTATTGTTGCATCACCGAGATATGAAGATGCTTCTATATAGAATCCAGATCCAACTACCTCTTTAGATGAATCTTCTTCATCTTCCTCATCATCAGATTCATTATTATTACTTCCAGGTTTTGAATAATACCATTTATTTTCACCATTCATACCAATTCCGTTATCTGGATCATATGATGGATCTGTATAAAACCAATCATTCTCATCCCATACTTTATCTGTAGCTTCAGGATCATATTCTGTATTCGTAGTAATATTATTGGTATCAGATATATTATCTGCATCTAAATATCTATTAAATACAACAATCATACTTGATGTATCATCATAAGTTGTATTATTCTTTAATGCAAGAGCATATTCTGAATCACTATTGAATACAAACCTCAATTCAGGATCTTCATCTGGAATATACGTAAAATCATCTACTCTACATAATCTAGAATAATCGTTAGTAGATTGTGCTACTAATATATGATCTACATCAATATCATTATTTCTGTTTGTATATACAGCCATGTGTTCAATAACAAGACTGTATTCACCACTCTTATCAATAAAGTAACAATTCTTAGGATCTAAAAGATCAGTTTCAGGTATAAAATTACCATCTTTATCTTTCACATATAATGTGCTTGTTATTACTGTACTATTATTTTCATCATAGAAGTTATTAAGCTTCATATAATAAACTCTATCTTCTACAGATGGATCAAAATATTCAGTCTCTCTATCAGCAACAACATATAAATCTTCTTCATTATATACAAGCTTGCCATCTGATAATTTTGAATAGTAATCTGTTTCTGATAATTTAATGAAATGACCATCTGAATGTCTAACATAACAATCATCATCACTTATAGTAGCATTCTCTACAGTGTCAATATCTTTCATTAATATATAAGAAACTTCACCATTCTTTACTACTACACCATAGCAATTATCAGGATTTAATTCCCATTCACTATCATCATTCAGAATATAATATTCTCCGAATAATAGGATTCTTTTACCCTCTTCATATGGATCATCCATAAAATATTTATTCTCTGTGATTTCTTCATAAGATCCATTAACCATACGATAATAATGATCAGCAGCAAATATACATTTCTGATCGCTATTTCTTATCATACTGATATCATGATCAAATAATTTAGAGTAAGAATCCACAGATCTAATATAAGTTTGAGATACTCTTCTTACATAAGATCCATCATTCTGTTTAATGAATTGATAATATGGAGCATATCTATTACCATCTAATGTAACATATTGAGAAAAATCTTTAATATAAATCACATCAGATGAATCATCTATGATCTGTGTATAAGATGGTGGGTTAACCATAATATATGGATTATCACTACCATCATCTATATACATCTTCTTATACAATTCATACCCAAATGCATATTTAATATTCTGATTATACTGTAATGGTAGCATATTACCACTAGAAGTAAATATGTCTTTCTGGTAATATGAATTATTTAATGAGAAGAATGATCTTAGAGTTATAATTTGATTGAATTGATCTAATGAATCATCTACAATAATATCTTCAAGAGACATTTGATAGTTTTTGATTAACCACTTATCCAATTCATCAATATCAACTCCTAGATTGAATGCTGTGATTCTATAATCATCAAATGCTTCTTGATAATCATAACCATCTTCAGCAATTCTATCATTAATATTAAAGATATTATACTTCTCACCATCTTCCAATGGTAATCCAGAGATTGGATCGTTTTGCTGAAAAGCATTTGGATCTTTTAAGACCTCATTTAAAGCTTCATTAAAGTTGTAACCTTTAACGTATAAAATCTGAGTTGGAGAATACATGATATTATCTTCCAACCCATTGTATAAATACATAAGAGCAAATAGATAACAAACAATATCCATGAATCTAAAACTATGCCCTGTCTTTATGTAAGGAACCTCTACAGTAAGTGAATCTTCTGAGTAGAAATTATCAAAGAGCATATTATAGAAATATGATACTTGGAATGCAAGTTCTGTCATTTCAGTAACAGTCTCTATAGATATATACTTTGACTTAACAGCATTAAATTCATAACTTAGAATCTTTTCTTTTAATTCTTCATGGTCAAGACCACCATCCCATGTATCACCCTCATCGGAAATAACAATATCATCATAGTTATCTATGTAGTTAGGATCATTCTTATATTCTGTTAAGTTTTCTCCTGATGGTACTCTTATGAATTTAAGTTCTGCTGGTTTAGTATCTGCTTTGATTTTAGTAAAATAGTCTAAATCTTTTACCCTAATGAAATCTTCTTCATCATCAGGATCTCTTACATAGAAATCTATATCATTATTCATGATTTGTTTATCTACTATCTTACCATTATTTTGTTTAACTTTAATGGTTTTAAGATAATAAGACTCATCAAAGTAACGATAATCTGTAAGTTTAGAATACCTTGCGCCATTATAATCTACAAATTGACCAGTTGTATCTTTAATGTATAATTTATCAATATTATAGTTTATATCATTATTCTCACTAAATACATACTCTCCAGTATCTTCTGTAGTGACTCTAGATTTAAATAGATAGTAATTAAATACTTTTACATCATCAAATCCAAATAGACTACAAATATCTACCATATTTTTTGTACTGGATTTATATTTAATAAGAGTATGAAGATTCTTAAGCATTGCTCTTTGATACTTAATTGGAATCTCTGAATAATATGGAATACCATTAGCCTCAAAAAGATATTTAATACATCTCGAATCAAATACTTCTCTATTGATAATATAAGTTGGGATCTCTGATAACATATCCATTATTGTATTAAGCAATATAAAGATTATCATAAATTTATCATAATAGTCAGACATAAATTTGTAAGCATCAGAGTATACTGTGCGAATCACATAATCTCTATTTATTGCAAAAGTATCAATAAATTTATTTTTAGCATCAGAATCATCTATTGAAGGAACTCCAATTAATTGGAATTTCCCAGCTCTTCTACAAGAATAAATATCCAAAGCTTCATCTCCAAGATGCTTAAAATAATTATATCTTCCACTGATATCATTTACATTGGAATATATACATGCTTCTTTGTATTCATCTAATACTCCATATTCTTCCAAGATATTAATATCATAACTATCGAAGTCGCAAATTGGTTGTCTCCAATGTGCTGCTGGGTATGAATTATTTGGAATCATTGATGTGAATCTCTTACCAAATGATATAAAACTATTTGTTGTAGAATTATATGTATGCTCAAGGGTATCTTCAAAGACTTTACCATTTTCATCCATTGGTGGTTGTCCTATAAGAGATCTATAATAACTATTAAGCTCTACATAATTATTCGGGTACCACTCCATCATATCATTTGTGATTCCTTTTTTAATAGTATCTCTTTCTTTTGAAGGTATCGAAGCTAAATATGTATTAAGCATCTCTTTAGAATTAGAATATGCATCAAGATTGGTAACTTCTTTGATATAAGTTCCAAGTATAATCTTTAAAGTCTCCCTAGGAATATACTCATTCAGATCCCAATAATCCACAACTTCATCTTTACAATCTTCATAGATACTTTGATTCATCATTGGGTTATAATTCTTCATATATCTATTGGACATGTATTCTGTTAAAGCTGCTTTTTCACTAACAGGATCTGAAGAATATGAATTAAAATAATCATCAAGAACATCTAATCCTCTATATAACTGAAATGAATCTGTTGTATCTTGACCAAATATATAATATAGAGATTCAAGAAGATCATCTTCAGGAAACAAATCATACAATTCACTATATGAAGATTTACCAAGCTTGCATTTATTATATATAGTATCATAACTTACATATTCTAACCACTTATTATGCTCTTGTGATAAGTATCCTCTCTCTACCATCATATCATAATGACTAGCAAATACACTACACATTGCTGATGAGATATTATTTATCTCTGTATTTACATTAGTATCTGTTCTTGTTCCAATATAATTATTGAATGCTTCTAATGAGGAGATAATATCTTCAAATTCAGTAATATTATAATTATTTAGGTATTGCTTTATGATCCTTTTGGTAGTTTCATATGGTAGAGCATCAAATAAATCATTATATGTAGCAGTCTTATTAACACATTTATTATATAAATCTTTATTATCTTCCAGCCATGTATCTTCTGTATTATTTAAGTAATGCATCATTGTATCATAGTGATCTATATAGATAGTTCTAGCTAAACTAGATATCTTCCTGAAAAGAATTGTTCTTTGATAATCTGAAAAACTCTTAAAGTATACTTCAAGAGCATCTACATCATCTACATACAAATCAAGATTACTTTTCTGAGCAATATATTTTTCCAGTATTTCTTTAGGAATGGATGAGAATACTTCATATGTGGCTTTACCTTCAACACAAGCAATCAATAAATTCCCATTAGACAATGATTCTGATGTTTCATTATTTAATGCTTCATCTTCATCTTTTATAGTACAATTAAGAGCCAATATTTTACAGTAATGAATTACATTATCTACGAATGGATTGTCTGTATATATCTTATCTGGAATAACCATACGTTAACCTCCTTTACTAGATTTTATTAATATGTGCAATCTAGGAAAAATTACTGACTGATACTCCCAAAATGTTCTACTTCCCTCAATCCATTAGGATATAAGATCTCAGACCTTATTAGATTGCCATGGCTATCGTAGTCATTTCTCTCCTCATAGCCATCTGCATCTTTTTCATATAATAGATTCCCATCTTTGTCAAATGCTTGTGCTATAATAGTATCAGTTTTCATTATTACCACTCCTTTCGATATAAGAGGCATTTTATGTTGAGCTGAACATTGATATAATAACAGGAGGTGATCTTATGGAAATGGATAGAAATCCTATGATAGATAGCCCAGATCAACCTGACGCTATTTATTTTGCTCAGCGTAGGGATACTTTATTGGATACAGATATTTACTCAAGATTTGTTTATTCTTGTGAAAACAATTTTAGAAGATTAAGATTTTATAAAGATTATAAATCATTTGTTATGGGTTTGGGATTAGATAGAGATCAAAATATGCCAGCTATCACTTCTGATATGGCTACGATAGAGATGCATCATAATCTACCAACACTTAAGCAAGCAACAATTATGATTACAGAACATATTCTTAATGTTCAAGGTCAAGTTACAACTTTTGAAGTTGTTCAGCAACTAGAAGAAGCTCATCGTAACCACTGGCTTGATGTAATTATGTTATCAAAAACAGCACATCAGATGCACCATGCTAATCCAGCAGACTTCATATCAACAAAACAATGTTGGGGGTTCCCAGAATATTTCATTATGAATTATTTAGATGGATTAACAATGGATATTTCATTTAAGATACTACTACAGCTTAAGCAAGAACTACAATACGGAGGTTCGTATAATCCTATGCTAATAACTGCTAGAAACGAAATACTTAATTGGCAAAGATATAACGGTGTGTATATGGGAGCGCCTACCGTTCCGTATGCAATATAACATAATAATGGGAGTAGGTCTTATGATCTACTCTCGTTATTTATTTTTAATTTAACCACAACTTTATATTAAAAAAATTTAGGAGGTTCTGATATGAATGGACTTATGATATTATTAATAGTTGTAACAATATTAAACACTATTATACTTACTTTGGGTATTGTTGGCGTATTAAATGAATTAAGGAGAAAAAATAATTTATCACATAATCAACCAATTATTGCTCCTGATGATTATAAGGAAGATGATATAATTGCTCATCTTGATTACATTGTCACTCAGGCTATAGATAATTATGTATTATTTAATATCTCTGCCAAACAAGCTTATTATATTAATTCTAAGACAGAAAAAGAAATGATAGAGAAATTACAAGAAACAATACCAGAACAAATATCTGGTACACTTCTTAATAAATTATGCTATATTTATAATCCGTCATATGTAGGAACATTTTTAGGTGAATATATTTATATGAAAATTACAGACTTTGTAATTAATTACAATCTTCAGAATAGTAATTATACTAATAAATAAAGCATGAAATTATGAGAGTAGGAAAATTCCTACTCTCACTATTATTTGTTAAAATATATTGAAATTAAGATTTTTTGTATCTCCATTAATATATGAAGATTATAAGATATATCTAATTTTGATTTCATACTTTCATCTATATTATCTATGGAATATCCTGTAGATAGTTTAGAAAATGAATTAAAATGATAATTAGAAGTATTATCAAATTTTCTATAATATCCAGATGGTAATTGGTAATTTATATATTGTATATAGATATCTTTAATCATTCTCATTGCTGTCTCTACACCGGATGTTTGAACTGAGTAGAATATATCTTTTAATACTTGGTAAAAATAATCTTTGTGTAACGATAAAACTGAATCCGATACTCCTTTTATATGAAGATATTCTTTCTTATCTATATTACTATAATAATATAACATTTCCATCTTTATTATAGGATTATCAATCTTATAGAAAGATGTATATACATTCTTTGGAATAAATTTAATTAATCCAAAGTCTGTATATTCAAGATTTCTATTTATTACAAATACAGCATCATTCTTGATCATTAAAACATCATAATCTTGAATATTATTAGCTGTAAATAATTGTTTCTTAGCTTCTATAATTCCATTCTGTAATACTTTAGTAATCTGTGGGTTATTTTTCTGCAACATTCCCACATACTTTTGTCTTACCATTCTTTCTGCTGAATAAAGATATTGGTAAGTTTCTTCATCTATCACTTTATTAAGATATAATATATTGATATTTGCTTTAGAAATATCAAATTCTGTGATGAATGTATTAGTTAGATATGAAATATCTGCTGTATAATTAATCTCTTCATACAGCATATTCATCACCTCCATTAGTTTATAATATTAAATACTTGTTAGATTAATTGTTATTCCTAATCCATCGAGAAATGGTGTATTTAGAACCATCGTACTCTCCTTCTGCGAGATTTTCGTATAATTCAAAAAAGCTATTGTGTAAATCTATAAATCGTTTATCTGCATCAAATACCTTATCAAGTTGAGTAACAAGTACTTCATCACATTTATCTATATAGCGCAAATAAACAGATTCCCCACCAATAATATAGATATCATCACTAGGCTCATCTCTTAAGATATGATCCATGTCTTCTCCATTATAAGCTTCAACTCTATCTATATTTTGATATTTATGTGGGTTTCTTGTAAGAATCAAATTAGTTCTATTAGGTAATGGTCTACCAATAGATTCAAATGTCTTACTACCCATAACTACAATATGACCAGTAGTAGTCTTTTTAAAGAACTCCATATCTTCTTTTATTTTAAACAATAAGTTTCCATCTTTCCCAATACCCCAATTTTTATCTACTGCAACAATAGCTATCATTTTATTATCCTCCTTATAAAGTTTTAACTTACCATTTATAAGTTCGGCATTAAAATATTTATGACAAGTGTTACATAGAAATTTTATCTTTTTATCGCCCTCAATATCTTGTATATGCTTATTAGTCAGTACTGTAATTCCCTTATTACAATTTGGACAAACTACTGTAAACATAAATCACGCCTCCAATTGTTTTATATAATTAAATGCATCGCATATATTTAAAAAATAGGCATTTTTCTGTTTAACGTTTATCAAAGGCTTTTCTGTTCTTGGAAAATTTTCTATATCTAAGATGTAATAATCTGATGTGATGTAATTGTATTCTATGCCATCTGTTTCTATAGGCGTTTCAGTGTAAATATATTTCCAGTCCAACTTGCCTTCAGATATAGCATTTTTTAACTCTGTTCCTCTAAGATCTCCAAATTCAGGATTATTAGTATAAATCGGAACCACAATGGATGGGTCATTAAATTCCTCTTCTGCACCATCATTTTTATATACTTTTCTACGATAACCATATACAATAGATGGTATTCTAGAATTAAAATTCAAATCATATTTAAATGGAGAATCATTCGGTACAGTATAATAGTGTATGTATTTAGTTATTTCGTCATACCACTCCTCTTCAGTTTCAATATGAAAATCCTGTGGGTGGTTCTTATATCTAAGAACCTCTGTATATGCATTATTAACATCTGTTATTTTGACCTTTACTGGTCTGAATTTATTTACTGATTTATATTGGTGTTCATCTATAATACCTTCACGAAGCTCTATATAATGAGCTACATAGTATAAGAATACTTCCTCTTTATTCTGTAATCTGAGCACTATATTATCCAATTCTTGTTGGTTAATCATAATATACACCTCCTACCAGATATTTATTTCAATGTTTAAGAGGGCTTATTAGACAAAAAATAAAATACGGGCGAATTTTATCGCCCGTATCTTATTATGAATTACTAATCAAGTAACTATAATTTAACACTCATATTCATCATTACCGCATTCTGGTTCATTAGAGCTATCATATTGCGAAGATTCATAATCTCTATCTAATTTATTAGCTTTCGAGATAGATATTACCAACGCCGCAACAATCCCTCCAACAACAGCTCCAGAAATAAATGTAATACATGAATTCATATTTTGTCCCTCCAATTTAGCAAATTACTCTTTGTCATCATCACTCATGACATATATAACTACTACTACCATAAACACTATACTTAAAACATCTTTTAATGTCATTTACTCTTCTTCCTTTTCCTGCATTTCTAATTCTTCAATGATGTTTTTCATAGCCTCCTCGTCAACATTTCCAATCTCTTTTAACATTCCTTTTACAGTATCTTCATTCATATGATCAACTACGAACATTAAAAGTTTTCCATACATAGCAGCAAATTCAATAATTGTACTTACAATGGTATCTGCTATCTCTTCTTCAGAAGAATATCTTTCTGCTAAGATTGGATTGATGATTGTATTGAATGCGGTGCTAACAACATCACGGTATGAAGTCGCGTAATCCTCATTTGATTCTATTGCATTATGAATGGCATCAATCATGCTGTTGCCCTTATAATTCTCGGATATGTCTTTTAATGTATGAATCATTTTTACTGGAGTAAAAAGATCGTCTGTATTCACATTAACAACATACATATCTCTAGCATTATCATATACGGCATAATTATCATAAAGAAACTTCTTAGCAAAATCATAATCATCGAATCCAATAATATAATGATCTTCATCAGTTCCCATATTAAGAATTATTGAATCTTCATCTACCTCCGATGAATATGTTAAAACATATATGCTCATCTTAGCATCATCTGGAAGCAATGTATAGAAATAAATCTTGTCATTCATAAAAACGATTTCAGGTGTTTTAGTATTCATAATAAAATCCTCCATTTTCAGTTTATATATTAGAGTAGAGTAATACTCTACTCTATATTTATTGGTTGTAATAAATTTTGTACCTGACCTTTTGAGTAGAGATCATTATACTGCCTAATATGATCTTCCATATATGCAATACCAAATGGACCAAAAGATTGTTCCTCAAGACATATTACGTCATCTATATCTTCTACTATCCAACAATTATGACCATATGTCTGTTGAATGTATTTGATTAATGATTCCATAACTGCATCTCTATACGGATCTCTACTCACAAGAATAATAACTAATTGACCCTCATAGGATCTAAAAACGATCTGCATCATGCACTCATACATTACCATATTATTTGTTAATGCCATTGCATATTGCATATCAAAATCTACAGAATCCACAAAAATATTTGTGGGCATACCAGTATTATTAATCGGACTTATGCCGGTAATTAATGGTGTCACATCTAAATAACCACTATAGTATGAGGATAGATTCATTATACACAATTCCTTGTTTTTGAATCTATCCACAATAATTGGTATTAGTTCTCTTTTATCCGTAAATACTACCATTCTACTACCTCACAAGTGTTACCATGTTTTTCATTTCCTTTGGAATTTTGTTAGCATTCATATTATTAAAATACGATACATACTCCTCGTAAGTAGCTGGACGATTAAATGGATGTAATTGCACTGCTAATTTGTTAATTACAAAATTTGGCAGTGGTTGATTTGATGGATACATTGATATATAATCTTCTGGATCCATCAAATCCATCATGTAGAATTTACTCATAATATATGGTATTTTGGTTTGATTCACATTGAATTGTACATTCATAAGATTACATGTAATTCCATACATGTAATATATATGATTCAATAAAATCTCACCATACACCATAAATTCATCATACGGGATATAGAGAATAATATTCTTTTTTGTCATTGCTGCCAATAAAGCAACAATCATCTCATCAGGATCTCTACTGGCAAGATATGCAGGATAATCATTCTGCATAGCAAAATCATCACCGTCAGCCCATCTCATTAATATCTCTGTAGGTGGCATTAAGATACCAGCATTATAGATATTAGGATGGTTAGGATAATTACCAGTAGCTGTTATTGCAGCCACGGTAACAAGGTCAATATTATTAATATAACCGGCAATCATGTTTAAATCTGTTACTACACTCATTGTATGAGAATTGAACATATTATCACTCCCTTTCTTCAAGATATAATATATCCTTTCCGAGAAGTTTAGCATACTCAATTTCATTTGCTGTGGACTCTCCAATATATCCACCTACATTTACAACCATAATTTGATCGCACATATCAATTTTCTGTAAATGCATCTCATCAAGCATTAATTTGGTCTTGGTATAAGTACCATCTTCCATCCCTTCCCAGACTTCTGAGTCACCTGAATGCTCATACGTACCAAGACTAATAACAACATTTCCTTTGAGAGTAAGCTCTTTATTGAGCCTTTCAAATTCAGCTTTGAATTTGGTTGAGCCACAGAGAGTAATAACATTGTGATTTTTCTTAGTGCGTACATACTCCATTACATACTTCTGCTCAGCTCCTGGGAATATATTATGATCTACTTCATTCATGAAAAGATCATAAGGACTTGCATATATAGTACCGCTACCAAATAAAGCTTTGTATATAACAAGCGATTCTCCAGTATTTGTTTGCTTAGCAATATCTATTACCTGATAATGCTCATTTTTAATGTTCTTAAAAATACTACCTTTCTCTGGTGCTTTTCTTACTTCATTCATTTTTATATCCTCCTTAATTAATATTCTGACCAATCATCATCTGATCCGTAACCTTTAAATCTACTACTATGCTTTTCAATATTGCGCTTAGAAGGTTTCTTTTTGGTTCTATTCTTCTTATTACGCTTTCCGCTTTGATGAGCCTCTAATTCGATAATATCATTGTAGTTATCTTCTTCATGGTCCTCCTCGCTATAATTATTTTGATCCTCTTCAACTGGCGGTACATAATTAGAATAATCCGGTTCTTCATCCTGATTAGTTTCATCAGTGTCTAAATCTTCCGTATTATCTTCGTCGACTTCCTCAGTAGTAGATTCTTCTACTACTTCCTCATTAGACTCAGATTCTATATTTTCTTCTTTAGAATTATCTACCTCCTTATCATTATTAGGCTCATTACTATCATTGTTATCGTCGTTGTTATTCTCAGCATTTTCTGTATCATGGTCATCTGTTACTTCCTGTCGATTATAAACTTCAGGCATTATCATAGATTCAATCTCTCTAGAATCAGATTCTATGGTTTCATCTACTACAGTCTGATTAGATTTATCTTCTTCATAAATCTTTTCTGTAGTATCTACAATAACCTGTTCAACATCACCGGAATCAATTGTGTCGTCTACGATAACTTCATTAGTATCATTGTGCTCTTCTGTATTAGTATTGCTAAAATACTTCCTCTGGAGATCAGTATAATAATCCCTTCTGACATCGCTTGATGACTTATACTTTTTGCGCAATGTCTTTGATACAACATATTCTCTACCCGGTAACATAATTGTAGAATTAATGTTGTTATAGTCGTCCTTTGACATATACGTATCACTAGAACGACCAGAATCTAATATAACCTTACCATCACTAATTACTCTTGCTCTCATGCCTATTACCTCCTTAACATCACTTCCAAACATCATTATATCTTTAGTTTCTTTAGCAAGATCCTGTGCTGTATATCTTTTACCACATCTACAGCAATATAAATGATTAAATCCAGCATCGTAATCAATTTCGCCTCCACAAATTGCTTTTCCGATCGTAGTATCAATTTCTCTACTACATATAAGCTTATTACCATCTAATTCATAAGCATATGGATAATCAATAATTACAGGACCAAATCTACAACCATTTGCACAATCTCTAATTCCAAAATTCATATAAGAATCAGAGCCAAGATCATCAACAACATACCTGCCAATTATTTTTGAGATTAATAAATCGAATACGTCATCTGATATAGACATAAATTCCTCCAAAGATGATACAGGATTTACTTTCTCTACAAAAGCCACAGATCCAGTAGGGTCTACTTCAAATATCTTACAACAGAATGGCTTAAAGAAATTTTGATTCCTAAATTCTGCTGGTGAATCCTTCTTACCAACTCTGTCCAGAGCTATCTTCGCTACAATTGTAGGAACTTCTAAACAATCATAAACAACTCTGTTAGTTCCACAATGAGATTTTCTAAATCCTCTCATTGTCATTATTTGATCTATGATTTTATACTTCTTATCCATGTTCCCATTTAACTTAAGACTACTGGAAACATTGCTAAGCTCCCTGATATCCTGAGGCGGAATTAACGCCGTAATTGGTGGGGCATATAATTTATCATAATCAAATTCAGAAGCACTTTTCCTGTTTTTTGTATACAATGTATCCAAAACACTAATTCTGGACATTTTTAATCCCTCCTTCTTATCATGGTTTATTATAAATTCCGTCTAATATATACTTTGTCCATTCACGTCTACTTTTTTGAACTGCTTCTGATGAAACAGATTCTGGAAGTGGGGGTCTACTAATTCTCAAAGTATTGGTATCTTTATCAAGCTCAAAAGTTACTCCATTTTCATCTTCATAAAATCCGTCATTTCTATCATTTTTCATAAGCTCTGAAATAAAACTCCCTTCTGTTATGTGTGATTTTAATAAATCCCCATATTCCGCAGGATTGTATGATCTTCTTAAGTCTCTTCTAGCGTGGCGATCAACATATTTTGCAATCCAATCTTCTCTCTGGAGTTTCCATAAATCATTATCTAAGAATTCTGCCAAAGAATGATTATCTAATTCCTCATGATAATTTGCAGATCTTTCTCTCATCTTCATAGCTTGTATATCAAATTTAGTCACATGATATGGATCGTTAGCCATACGAGATAATTGAACTACTTGGTTCCATTCCATCAATTCGTTTCTTTCTTCTGGAGACATTCTTTCATACATAGCGTTAGGATTATATCGCATTTCAATCATATTTTCAAGAGCTTCTTCATTTATCTCTCTACCATTGAAAGCTGCACATAATCTGTACTTCATCTTTTCTGCCTCTTTTGCCATATTGATCTCCTGCATCTGCTGATTCCTGAACTTTGAAGATGCTCTATATGGGTACTGTATGTTAAATCTACTAACACCACCATTTCCATTATAGTTGTTATATGACACTCCAGGATAAGCATGGTCTCCATAATAAGGCTGAGGCTTCTTATAAGGAGCAAATACTCCAGCATAAGGATTATCATAATCTCCACCAAATATAGATTTCTTATCTGATGCCTGCTGATTTGATTCTGTCTGCTGTACTGACTGTTCCTGCTGAACTGCCTGATTGTATGACTGTATTGTGTACTGTGGCTGCTGATAATTTGTATCCTGATAATACATTGGTTCCTGCGGCTGATATACCGGCTGCTGATAATACATTGACTGTTCATACTGGTACATTGGCTGCTGATAAACCGGTTCGTCTACACATCCTTGTATAACATATACTGGCTTATTAGAATTTGTGTCCTGACACTGCGAATTATAAATAGGATACTGTGTCTGATACATTGGCTGTGGCTGATACATCGGCTGTTCATACTGATATACCGGCTGCTGATAATACATTGGTTCCTGTGGAGATGTAAAATAATTATACCCTCCAACAGAAAAAGTTGTCTGTGCATCCTGCTGACCATTGTCGTAATAATAGTTTGGCTGCTGCTGATAATACATTGGCATCGGAGCAGTATTACCAAACGTTCCATCGTTAATACTGTTATAAAAGTCCGTATTCATATATTTTCTCCTCCTTAGGTTATTTTACGAAACGTAATATTTATAATCATTCGGAATAACATAATTACACATAATTGTATAATTTCCCGAGTAATCTGCAATAGGATACTGATCCGGATCAATATCCTGAAGTCTGCGTCTGCTTTCTTTATCTACAATATCATTATATTTAGATATTTTATAGATATCTTCCACATCTAATAAGAATCCATTACTTGCGCAGAACACTTTGTTAGCTTCAGCCAATGCATTGCTATTTTTGCAATTTACATGTCCTGACTGATGTAACATTCTTACCCTAAGATTATGGGTAGTCAAATAAGTGATGATTGCTTTAAACAGCTCTTGGTTCTTGACAGGTTTATTATTAGAGCCATACATTACCCCTTTATCATCCCGCTTTGATAACCAAGAATCCATCCACTTAGTTAAGCCAAATATTCCAAATTGACTATCTGAGTATAACTTTATATCAGTATATACTCCAGGATTAGCCAAGATTATATCCTCAGCCAATTTAATTCCAGTGTAGATAGCAATTAGTTCAGATCTGTTATTCGTAGTATCCTGACTAATTATGTATCTACTCTCTCCGGTGTTAATACATACTGCTCCTGCACAACCAAATACCCTCTTATTAGGAAATTCTTTAGTTGATGCATCAGTACATATTTCTAACGTGTTTCTAGTTGTCATTTCTTTATCCTCCTTTCATTTAAGTATACTAAAAAGATTATTAATAAGTTTTTAGTACTTTATATTTGCATTATATTACTCTTATAATATATAATTATAAGCGAAATTGGTAGGAGGTGGATTTCTCCACCTCCTATATTATTAGTTGGTTGTACCATCATTATTAACATCACTAGTATCATCAACTGCATCTCCCGGAGCGTCTGTTCCAGAATTAGTTCCTTCTTCATTCTTTGCAGATTTGCGTCTATCTCCGCATTCATTCTTAGAGTCTCCACAACCCTCTTTTACTGATTTCTTTCTCTTTTTCTTCTTTACTGTAAAGCCTTTCTTCTTAAGCTTCTCGATAAGACCTTCACCCTTCTTAACTTTACCTAACATTTTCTTTCCAGCATTATCTGATTTAGCAATAGCCTGATCGATCATGTCAGTAACACATTCCTGAGATTCAACCAATAACCCAATTGATTTAGGTGGCAAGTTATTAGCCTCAGCAATATTATCAAGAGCTTCAGCAACAGATGAAATATCGTTATTCTGAATATACGGAGCTAAGTACTGCATCTCTGTAAGTAAATCATTACCTACACGAACTACAGGAACCATCTCAGGAGCATAGACAACTTCCTCAGATGCTTCTTCTATACTACTATATGCTGAAATAATCTGAGATTCATTGACTGCCATTTCTGTATTTGCAGATAAATCTATTGCCGCACATTCAGCTAACAATGAAAGTGAGTCTTTAAAAAACATGATTTTCCCTCCTTAAAATTTAGATTTATTTGTATGTTCTGGGTTTAGTGTTATCTACTATGTAACACATAGCTTTTGGCATCTTTAAAGCTTCATGAGTGTTATTATTACCAGACTTAATATCTTCAATTCTATTTTTGATGAATGGTTTTAATCCAAAGAATTTCTCTCTGTTATTATCATCTTTATCTATATAGATTTTATGATTATTAAAGATTTCCATCTGAGATCCATCATAGTTTGCGGTCTCTTCTTCAGCAGCATCTATTGAATCTAAAACAGCAGGATCTATGTAATTATAATATGCTTCTTTGAAAGGTTTATAATCTCCAAATACTTTATCTACAGGCACAAAGAAATATGCATTATGAGTAAGCTCATGTACTGTAGTGGATAATGGGATTAGACCAACCCATTTGGCATAATGATTATAAATAACCTCATATGCTACAGCATTAACATCCATGCTTTCTTTATTAGCTCTACGCTTTTTAATAACAGCCATACAAATATCATATAATGTCATAGGTGAATGATGTATTTCAATCTTTACTCCAGAATTATCTCTTGAAGTAACATTTTCTAATACACTACATTCATCCATACCATCAGTATTTTTAAGATAATTTATCATAGAACGATATTCAAAAGAATTTCTTACTATTCTTTCTACATCATCTACATAGTGTTTAAAGTCTTTTGGATCATCTAGATCATATTGCTCATAATCAAATTTAGGAGCTTGACTAATCTTTAGTGTGGTTTCTCCGTCTTTAGTATAAATATTCTCAACCTTATTCACATACTCAGCATTTATCATAATTAGAATCACCTCCTCTAATTATATAAATGTCTAGATTAACTCGTTTTGGTTGATTTGGGTATGTATAAACCAATTGTATCTCCCGCATTTACATATAATTGTTTAATCATACAAACTAATTTTCCAGGACAAGGAGTCTTAATTACTTCAATAGTTTGATAATTCTTTATATCTTTTATTTCTGCAATTTGTTCGTCTGGATAAAGATATGGTAGAAAATTAATTGCATTTTCTGAGAATTCCAATATTCCACTATTACCACAACAAATGTTTATTGCATTTTCTATACGATCAAATTCTTCTTCAGAACCTTCAAGGTAAGCATAAAAATATTCAGAAAATGATTTAATAATATTTACTATAATATCTGAATCATACATGATGCGATCATGATTAAGAATCTGCTGCCCTACCTCTGTAATTTCTAATGTAACTCCAAATGCATGATCGTAATAATTATTATTGACATACGACTTTATAGTCTCAGCATCATTATGACTCTTAATAATATTAATCTTTGGATTTTTGCGTTTATTATAGTATATAATTACATCTTCTATCTTGTCACAATTAGGATCTGTTATATTTAAACAGATACTCTGCTCTATTGCAGGGGAAGAATGTACATCAATAAGTACAACTGGAGATCCAACTTCGCATTCTTTATCAATAATATTCTTAAGATGACTTCTTATATCATAAATTTCCCAACAATCATTAAGATTACCAGCAAGATAAACTGAGTCTCTCGATCTGTTTCTAATAGCTGTTATATTTATGAATGGATAAATAATAAGCTTGCTTACTTTATATGGGAAGTTGTTATTAGACATATAGTTTATAACGTTCTCTAATACTACTGATGGGTAAACCTCATCTCCATGAACACTTCCTAATAATATTACACATACTCCATCTTTATCTTCATCGTTTGTAAATATATAACATCTGTCTTTTTTAATTGGTTTAATGTACATATTTATTACTCTCCTTCTAATTTATGCCTGTAGATCCAAATCCACTCCTATCTTCATTACCAAGTGAATTTACTTTAATAAAATTAATTCTTGGCTGAGATTTTATAACTCTGAATTGAGCAATTCTATCTCCTTTATTAATGATAGTTGTAGGAAGATCGTTGATAATCATTCTAGGCTTTAAACAAATAACTGGCATCATCCATTCATCATTATCTCCACAATAAGAACCATCAATGATACCAATAGAATTAGTCTGTATAATTCCATAATTCTTAAATGTAGAAGATCTAGGAGTAAGATGTGCTTCATAACCTTTAGGAAGTTCCATTGCTACACCTAAACGAATAAGCGCTTCATCATTCTGATGTAAAACTACATCCTCAGCAGCTCTTAAATCAATCCAGTCTCCTTTAGTGATTTTATTTAACTCTTCTGCTGTTCCATCAAAGTATTTAATCCTAATATTCAATAATCTACTCGATGGTACATCATATGCAAAAAGTCTTTTGTCCATATCTTTACCCTCCAATTACTCTTCAAAATGTTCTATTAAAGAATCAAAAGCTTTGTTTTTAGCAATAAAATACTCATTCCAAATGTTAGTCTCTAAACTATCATATGCTTGTCTATCCATTGTAGACATTTCCATATGTGGTAACATTTTGGTTATCTTATTAAACATAAGATTCTTATTGAGTTCAGTTGGTCTTATTCTTTTTTGTCTCAGTGTAAATGCTATTGATTCTTCTATATTAGGTTGCATTAGTTTTTGTAGTCCTTTCTTCTTTTTGGTTCATATTTGTTTTTGCGTCTGGCAATTTACATTCATTTTCACCAGAATAAAATTGCTTTCTTGATTTAATTACATAGTATCTTGACGGAACTAATGTATACTCTAATTTACATTTGTTACATGTATATACAAATGAATTATTATCCTTTACTCTAGTAAGTTCTGTATTACATGATAAGCATCTAGTAAACTTATTAATATCTACAAGCTTACTATAATCAATTTCTTTATCATGTGATTCATTTACTTTTTTTGTCTCTGATGTTTTTTCTGGTTCTTTTTTGTCCTGTTTCTTCCCAATCATGTGTTTCTCTCTCATTCTATTTCCAGCATTGATAATATCTTGATATTCGGATTTGGGAGTATATTGATATATGGCTAAATAAAGTTCTTTATACTTATCTAAGAAAACTACGTAATTAGCACCATCTATATTACTTATAACAATATATCCTTCATTGTCTATCTTATGATCATAATTACTAGCATCAGTAAATATATCATCAGATGAAGATATAAACTTTCTATTCATATCTATTTGTTTTTCGGCTATAAAGCAATGGTCAAATGATTCACAGAGTTTAATTAGACTAGACTTAATCTCCATTATCATCACTCTCCTCTTCTTTTAAAACAGTATCTACGTCTTCGTATTCATTATATTCTGTTAATGCCATGAACCTATTATACTTCTCCATAAATATATCATCTAAAGATTCATAATCTATACTATTCATTAACTTATCTTCGTCTTGAATAAGGTATTTTGGTGTATTTGCTATAGAGACAAGTTTATCCCTAATATAGCAAGATGACGGAAACCATATAAATCCAAACATGTCTAAACCAATACAGTCATTAAGAAGGAACCCTTCTTCATCACTTATAGATTGATATTTGTTAATAAAGTCTAAAAATGTATTACTCTTATGATAATTATCATCAGAACTAACATATTTCATTATGCTCAAAATATCTTTATCAGAAAATCCATTTGGTATTTTATTGATAAATGCCTTGTAATTTGTTGCTTGGAAGTTTGAATGGAGTGATACGAATCTTAATACCTCATCATATTTAGGTTCAATTTTCTTATGTTTAAATAAATTAAGATCTAATACATTAGCATCTATTTGTTGAGTAAATGCAGATGATGAGCATTTATTGTATATATCATTCTGTATAGCAAGCAATATATCATTAGATAAACTATCAATATTATTATATAATTCATTATATGAATATAAAGATCCAGAAATGATTATATAATTTCTAAGATGTTTAATCTTCTCAGGCTTTATTGCAAATTCATCTTCTTCATTAGACTCTGAATCATTATCAGTTTCAAAAGAAGATTGCATCATGATAAAATTAATATCAGATGCTGAGCAAGCTGAAAGAAATTCAATCATCTGTTGAGCATAATCTTTAGAAAATGATATTAGTGTAATCATATTATGTTTGGTATTATAGATTATCTCTGTATACAACTTTGTATCGTCTTCTATTACAGTATCCCCATTTGTTTTAGCAATCTTATTTTTTATTGTATCAAGTAGTTTTCCCATACTAACCTCCTTAGTGAAATTAAATACCGAGATCAAATTTAAGCTGTGGATTTTTTGCCTTAATTTCTCTCATTGGATAACCAACAACTTTAAAATCATCTATAGTATAATCATAAAAGTTCTTCTGAGGAATTTCAAAATGTGGTTGATCATCAACATCAAACATACATGGCTCTCTATTAATAATAGTTTTTACTTGTGATATATGACGATCATATATCTGGATATTATCAATAAAATATGAGAATTTTCCAGGGGTGTATTTAAAATGCCCAGCAACCATGTACAATAATGCTATATATTGTAAAAGATTGATTGGTGAACTTACAGCAAAATCTGATGATCTCTGAAACATACACATGTCTAAATATGTAACTCCAGATTCACTATGTCTAACATTCCATACTGTTTGAAAACAACATGGTTTTAGTCCATGTTTTTCTTTAAAATCATCTACCTGCCACATATTTATTATGTGTCTTCTTCCATCTGGATCGTTCTTAATACCCTCCAATAATTGATTCATAAGATCATGTCTTCTTATAGTCTCTCCATAGCATGATCCTATAGTACGATTACCGATATCCCATTCATCCCACCATGTAATTCCATACTTTTCTTTTAAAAGATCTAAATCATTAGATTGATCTTGATATATCCAAAGCATCTCTCCAATAGATGATTTAATTGATATAGGTCTTAAAGTTACAAATGGTGAATCACCAGCAGGCAAATTATAAGTTTGCATATCATGGTTTATACTTATTGTATGTGCAGGTGTACCATCAGAATATTTAGGTCTAGGATTAATATCCATACATCCAAAAGAAAGTATATTGGATAAAGTATTCTTATAATATGTATCTGCTTTTGTAATAGTCAATGTGCTTACCTCCTTAGATTTATTTTACTATAAAGTTCTAGTCTATATAAATTCAAATTCATCTATATAACAAAATAGATACCACCTAGCATTTGCTAGGTGGTTATATGATATTATATACATGCGAATGGCAGAACAGGTTCGCCACCATTAGAACTAAATGTATTAGCATACACAGTATCTACATTACCACAGTAATCACCAGTAGTATTATAGGGAGCAGATCTTAACCAGTATGCATTCGTCTTTATTCTATTACTAGTTGTTTTAAAGTATTCAAATTGTTTACATGCACTAAGTTCGTCTGGTATTGATCTATATGCATTATCACCAAAAACTTCTTTTTCTGCATATAATATGAAATACACATTAGAGTTATTTTGTAATAAGTATTGACCGCCACTATAATACCCAGACACATGATCACTTGGTATAATTAATGAAAATATATCATCTGGGAATGCCGGTGTATAAGTATTATCAATAAAATCCCTAAGAAGAGAATCATTATACCCAACGTATATACTACCACTAGTAGTATATCCAGTACTAAATCCACTAATATTATTATCTTTTTGCCCAATAATAGCATGGTATTTAGTTCCTCCAGATGTAGTACCATCTAAATCTTCTATTACGTATTTAACAGTTACATTGCTATTATCTTTTGTAAGAGTTATATCTCTTTCATCACCAACTGCCCAGTAATCTGATATGTTATATACTCCTCTATCTACAGAATTTAAATAGTCAGATATTTCTTGAGCACTACTAGTACCCCAATATGCAATTGCAGATCCGACAAAAATATCCTGAACTACAGTGAATTCAGTATCATTTATTGTAGTGGTAATTGTAACTGATGAGTTATCAATATCTAATACTGTACCATCGACTGGTGACACAGTATAATCAGTAATTGGAACTAGAGTACCATCGTAATATTCAATGGCAACTACCATTCCAGAAAGATCTAAGTTTGTATAAATTAAATAAGCTGTTTTTGTAGGGGGTGATGTAATAGTAATACCTTTTATGAATTTTATATCAAATGACGTGGTTAATTCATAACCATCTTCGGCAATCCAAGATACATTAATAGTAGTATCATTCTCAGTAAGAGCAGCATGATTAGCAGGAGATGTAGTATAATCAGTAATTTCTTTATTTGTACCATCATTATACTTTGCTATTATTGATACACCAGAAAGATCTAAAGATTCTCCAGGAATGTATAGCGTTTTGGTCGGTAATGCATCCATGCTAATAAATCTTGCTACTTCATAATCACCAGAATAAGAAGATTGATTACTTATGCCCACACCAATATTTCTAACAAATGAAGACATAATAATTATTACCACCTCCTTATATACATGCGAATGGAGCTAAGTAAGCCCCCATTCCACTACTAGATGCAGATTGATTACCTCCATATACGGTAGGACATAAACTCCAGTTAGCAACATAAACAGATCTTAACCACCATAACCATACATTCTTTGATCTATTAGCGCTTGTTTTATACCATTCAAATTGTTTACATGCAGCAGTTTCAACTGGTGATGCAAATCCTTTAGAATCAGCACCAAAAACTTCTTTTTCAGAAGGTATAATAAAATAAACTCCAGTTATTACTTCCCCAGATATTTCTTTAGATTCATTTACATACCCACACATATGATCACTTGGTATGATTAGTGAAAGTATATCTTCTGGAAATGCTGGTACATATGTATCTGTAAAATACTTTGACCAAGCAGTATTATAAGTATATCCATGATATGCGCCATCATTATTACTATCATATTCCCAGTCTTTAATTATAGTGGAGTTTTTCTCTCCAACAACAGCATGATATTTAGTTCCACCAGATGTAGTACCATCTAAATCCATTACAACATAAGTTGTATTTGGTAGAGAATTTCCCATAGTTATATCTCTTTCATCACCAACAACCCAATATGATTTAATATCATAAATATTTTTATCTACGCATTTTAAAAATCTTGCAATATCCTCTGTGGTACTTGTAGCCCAGTAACTTACTGCTGATACTATAAATATTTCTTGAGTTGTTGTAAATTCTGTTCCGTCTATTGTGGCTCTAATTGTAATATTAGAATCAGTATCTAAAGTAATTATATCACCATTATTTAATGATGTAGTATAGTCAGTAATTGGAGTAGTTGAATTATCATCACATAAAGCAGATACAATCATGCCAGTAAGATCTAAAGTATTATTACCATCATCAGGATAATATTTAATTTGATCTGGAGGCGAGGTAACAATAATTCCTGTAATGTATTTTATATTAAATGATGTAGTTAATTCATAGCCATCTTGATCTGTATAAGTTACAGTGACAGTATTATTACCTAGAGTAAGTGCTTCTTCATTAGCAGGAGATGTAGTATAATCACTAATGATTTCTGTATTACCATTAGCAAATATTGCAGATATAATTAATCCAGAAGTATTTAAAGGTTCATTATCAACATATTCTAATTTATTCGGAGGTTTAGTTATAGTAATAAATCTTACCACTTTAGAATCAGACGAACCACCACCAGATTCAGAATCCCCATCAGTATACGCACTACCACCAATATTTCTAACAAATGAAGACATAATTATTACCACCTTCCTATTCATAGATTATAATTGAGTATATGGAGCGACACCAACACTTGATCCTTTCCCAGTTCTATATTCATTGGTACCATCTTCAGAAACAACTACACAATAAACTGTATTATTTGTCTCAAAATCACTAAGCCACCACATACCAGCAGATCCAGAATCACCTATCTTCTTTATACGATTACTTGTAGTGCTATACCATTCAAATTGCCTTGAGAATTCTCCTATATCATCACTAGTTCCAAATGTTTGATTACCAAAAACCTGTATTTCATTATGCAAAACGAAATAATCAAAATCAGAATCTGCACTTCCATCATAGGCATTATACCGATCAAGTGGACCTCTTATAATATATTTAAATCCTTCCGGTATTGAATTATAATATGTATCATTCAACCAAGTTCTTAGATCTGAATACATATATGATTTAATAAATGTATTAGAATCATGCATTGATCTTTTTTCACTCAAAGAATTTTTTTGTCCTACAGCTGCTTTATATGATGTACCTCCACTGGAATTTCCAACTAAATCTTCCACTACATATGTTACAGTCTCATTTATATCTCCGCCTAATTCTATGCTTCTTTCATCACCAACAGACCAATATGATTCAATGTTATAAGTATCATTCCAACATCCAGCCAAAAACGCAGCAATATCACCAAAAGAGCTTGTTCCCCAATAGGCAATTACATTAGGTTTAACGGTAATACTCTGAGTGCATGTATATTCAGTACCATTTATTGTAGCAGTAATTTCAATCTCAGTGTCTGATGTGGTTAATTTTGTCCATTTAGCAGGAGATGTAGTGTAATCTGAACTAGAAAGTTCTTTTCTGCTATCTGTATTATATACAGCATATACTGTTAAATCGGATAGATTTAATTCTTCTCCATTATAGTATGTAGTTCTTGTCTTATATGACGTAATACTTTTTATATATTTTACAGTAAGATTAATCATTGATCCATATCCTGAACCACTAGGTGATATATAACTTACACTAAGGTATGTATCGTTTCTAGTAAGTATTGCTCCATTTTTAGGGGATGTAGTATAATCTAATGTGGTCTCATGAGTATCATCACTATAATATGCAGTAACTACCATACCGGTTAAATCAAGAGTATCTCCTTCATAGTATGTAGTTTTAGTTGGATTACTAGTAATACTTACATTAGTCACATATTTTACATCAATAGTGAATGATGTATCTATACTATTACTTTCATAATTTGTATAACTAACGTTAATAGTTGTATCATCTTTAGTAAGTTTAGCTCCATTAGTGGGAGATGTAGTATAATCAGTAATTTCATCAGATGTATTATCTGAATAATCTGCTGTAACAACTAATCCTGTAAGGTCTAAAGATTCTCCTTCTTTATAGCTAGTTTTTGTAGGTTGTGCTGTAACACTAATACTAGTTACATATGCTACATTAATAGGAAATGATGTAATTGTAGTATTATCCTTACTATCTGTATATACGATACTAACACTAGTATCATCTTTAGTAAGTTTAGCACCATTAGCAGGAGATGTAGTATAACTTGTAATAGTATCTATATCTCCATTATAATATTCTGCTGTAACAACTAATCCTGTAAGGTCTAAAAGTTCTCCTGCTTTATATGAAGTTTTATTTGGAGGTGTAGTTACAGTGATTGATTGTGCAGGTTTCCTGGATACTCCTCCATTACCTCCAGTATTCCTAACAATTGCAGACATAGTTATCACCTTCTTATTCTTAATATATTACCTAAATACAACAAAATGCAATAATACCTAATCCTACTCCATCACCAACGCCAGAAGAATTAAGACCAGCATATGCTCCGTAACTATCTCCTGTTTTATTAATTGCGCAGAATTGGTATTGAGTATTTGATTTTGTAGATCTTGTCCACCAATAATCATCTTTTATTCTATTAGAACTTGTTTTAAAGTACTCAAACTGTTTACATGCATCAGCCTCTTCTTGGACAGAATATTCACATTTGCCTAAAATTTCTTTCTCTGAATGCAGTATGAATTTAACTCCAGAGGTTGTTTGTATCCCAGACGCACCAGCTCCTGAAATATGATCTGATTTTTTTATTATTTTTCTAAATTGAGAAGGTATATAAGTATAATAAGTATCATCAATATAGGTTTTCATTTCAGTACCATTATACCCACCGCTAGTATCATAATCTGTTGTATTAAACATGTGATTGTAATAATTAGAATTTTTCTCTCCAATAATAGCATGATATTTAGTTCCACCAGATGTAGTACCATCTAAATCTTCAACTACAAATATATTATCATATCCATCAGTATAATCAATACCTCTTTCATCACCAACCGACCAATATGATTTAATATCATATACTCCATCATCACATGCTGCTAAAAATGTTTTGATATCACTGAAATAACTAGTCCCCCAATATGCAATATCGTTAGGAATATTAGTAATATTTTGAGAACAAGTATATTCTGTTTCATCTATAGTAACAGTTACTGTGATTGATTCTATTGTATCTGCTGCATATGTTTCTCCATTGGCTGGAGTAGCGGCATAATCTGTAACCATTTCAAAACTGTTATCATCATATTTTTTTGCCACTATCATTCCATCTAAATTTATAGTTTCACCATCTTTATACTTAGTCTTTGTAGGCGGAGATATAATCTCAATTGATTCTACAGATTTATTTTTACCTGTAGGATTATTTCTAATAATTAAAGACATTTAATATCACCTTCAATCTATAAAATTATTTTAGCACTAGTGCTATATATTTTAAATAATAATACCATAAACCCAATAAAGCGTAATGCTTTATTGGATTCATGATGTATTGGTTTATTAATATAATTAAATGCAAGCGAATGGTGCAACACCATTTTCAGTAGTACAATAACCTATACCACCAGCAGCAGTTGAACCAGAACTTCCAGATCCAGTTATAGTACAGAATGAATAAGAATATCCTGAACCACTAGATCTTAACCACCAGTTAGTATCAATTCCTGATTCTCCTAACTTCTTTATACGGTTACTACTTATAGCATAGTATTTAAACATCTTACATGCACTAGCTTCATCTTGAATAGAATTCACACAGTCACCAAGAATTTCTTTCTCCGAATGCAGTATGAATTTAACATTATTATTTGTCTGAGTTCCACTAGAACCATTGCCTGAAATATGATTACTTGGTATAATGAGTTTAAGTAAATCCTCTGGGAATTTAGATTCATAAGTACCTTCAAGATATACACACATATCAGTGTTTGAGTAGCCTCCACGGTTATCATTGCTACTATTCATCTTAATTCCAATGCTCAAACAATTCTTCTGACCAATAATAGCATGATATTTAGTCCCACCAGATGTAGTACCATCTAAATCTTCTATTACATATGAGATATCTTCAGATACATTAGCAGTATCGTCATCACTATATGGATACATTTCCATATATCTTTCATCTCCAATAGACCAGTATGAACTAATATCATAAGTTCCAGCATCACATTTCTCTAAGAAATCAGCAATTTCTACAGCACTACTAGTCCCCCAATATGCAACTGAAGGAGCAATAGTAATAGTCTGAGATGTTGTATACTTAGTATTATTTATTGTGGCACTAATTGAGATAGAAGTATCTGATGATTTTAATGCGGCACCATTAGCAGGAGATGTAGTATAATCTGTAATATCTTCTGTAGTATTATCACTATATACTGAAGATACAACCATTCCAGCTGTACTTAATTTATCCCCAGCAGCATATGAAGTTTTAGTTGGAGGTGTAGTAACCTTAATTCCTGTAACATATTTTACAGTAATATCATAAGATGTATTAAAGGTCTCATTACTAATAGTGTAACTAATAGTAACCTTAGAATCATTTCTAGAAACTTCAGCACTATTAGCAGGAGATGTTGTATAGCCAGAAATGGTTTCTGATGTTCCATCAGAATACTTGGCAGATACTACTAATCCAGTAAGATCAATAGTATTACCTTCAACATACATGGTTTTATTTGGTAAAGTATCTACATTGATTCCTGTCACATACTTTACACTAATGTCAAATGATGATGCAAGACTAGTACCATTTTCATCACTCCAATTTACTGAAACACTACTAGTGTTCTTAGAAATTGCAGTTCCATTATACGGATATGTACTAAAATCATCAACTTGTTTAGTTGTACCATCGCTATATTCTACAGTTACAATTATGCCAGAGATATCTAAAATATCTCCAGCATTGTAGCTAGTCTTAGCAGGTGCAGTTACATGAAGTACTTTTGCAGTTACAGTAGTAGAATCAGAATTATCTATTACACTACCACCACAATATCTAACGATTGCAGACATAGCTCTCTTCCTTTCATTCTAGTATTATTGATTAGTTTTATTATTTAGGTTATTATATGCAGAAAAATGGTGAAATACCACCTTTGGTACTTGCATCATAAGAGGTATACATCCCAGATGTATCAACAGCACAATATGCAGTTGATGATCCTAATACTGGCGATCTAAGTGTCCAAACAGTTTTTGTTGTTGAGCTATTTCCAAGAGTTTTTATACAATTGGCTGTTGTTTTATACCATTCAAATTGTTTACACATAAGTGTTTCATTTGGAGAAGAATACCTATTATACCCAATTACTTCCATTTCAGAAGGCAGAATAATATAGTCACGAACTAATTGTATTGGGTCATATATATCTGTTGTATCTTCACCACCAAAACCACATATATGGTCACTTAGAATAATCATATCTTTTAAAGATGATGTGATACCTTTATAATAAGTTCCAGTTAAATAAGTAGGTACAGGTGAATTAAGATACCCACCATAAGTTGTCCCATCACTATAATTGGTCATTGCCATAGTGGTCTTCAAACAATTCTTCTGACCAATAATAGCATGATATTTAGTTCCACCAGATGTAGTACCATCTAAATCCATTACAACTCCTGTAACAGTTTCACCAACAGTATTACTACTAAAAGTTATACTTCTTTCATCACCAACTGACCAATATGATTTAATATCATAAACTCCAGCATCACATGAAGAAAGGAATTTTTTAATAGTTGAGTATGTTGATGATGTCCATTTAGCAGTATCATATGCTACTGTGATAGGATAAGATACTGTGAATGTTTCTCCACTAAGAGTAGCAGTAGCTATAATTTCTTTATCATCTACAGTTAATTTAGTACCATCAGCAGGAGATAAAGTGTATTCATCTTCCGATAAAGTAAAACTACTTCCATCATAACAAATACCAACAATTTCAATATTATAATCTTCATAATCAAGTTTTGTACCTGGGTAGATTATTTCATCTATAATACTAACACTATTGAACATAATCTGTTTAACAGCGTTATATTCAATAGGTATAGAATCACTAAAAGTTTTACCACTACTATCTGTATAATTAACAACTATTTCTGTTACAGTAGTGGTATCAGTAAGCTCAGTCCCATTAGCAGGAGATGTAGTATAATCAGTAATCTCTTTAGATGCACCATTGTCATATTCAGCATAAACTACAAGACCATCAGTGTTAACATGTTGGTTTTTAACATAAGTAGTTATATTTGGTTTGGATACTACTTTAATACCTGTCATTGACGCTACAGTTATTTTGAATGATGTAGTCATGGTATTACCAAATACGTCATTATAAGTTACAGTAATATCTGTCTTATCTTTATCAACTTCAGTTTCATTATATGGATATATAGAAGTAGATGTTGAATTACTAATATCTTCAGTTTCACCAGTATTATATTGTAAAGTAATACCTATACCAGTGTAATCTAAAATTTCTCCTTCTATATAACTAGTCTTTTTAGGCAATGTTGTAACAGCAATTGTTGGAAGTGCCACTGATATTGGGTATAAAATAGCAAATTCTCCGTCATCACACTCATAATAAATTCTAACTTCATCATCTCCCAGCTTAAGTTGAGCTTGCTCTTCAGGAGAGAATGATAAACTATTAATATCTATAGGTTTAGAACTATTATCAGAATATTTAGCAGAAACTTCCAACCCATTAGTATTAAGAAAATCACCTACATCAAAAACAGTATGTTTAGCATTACTTGTAATAAAAATATCTATTACATATTTCACTGTAATACCGAATGATGCAGTTAAAGTGTAACCATCTTCGTCAGTCCAATTGACGTTAACTATATTGGTACCTTTAGTAAGCTTAGCACCATTAGCGGGAGATGTACTAAAATCAGTAACTTCTTCAATATTACCATCAGTATATTCGACAGTTACAGACATTCCGGAAAGATTTAATTTATCTCCAGAAGCGTAGCTAGTCTTAGCAGGTGCAGTTACATGAAGTATCTTTGCGACGGGTAATGCTCCACCGCAATTTCTAGCGATTGCAGACATAGCTTATTTTCCTTTCTTATTTTTATGCTTTATATATCGAGTAAATATAATATTAGGAAATTTATATACAATATGATTTAATTAAATACAACAGAATGGAGATACTCCCTCATTTTTACCTTGGTTACAGGCCCATGAATCTCCATCACTAGCTATACATACACCTGGGGTACTACTGGCCGTGCAACATGATCTAGTCCAGTATTCATGGGTTCTAATTCTATTATTTGTGCTATTACTATCCCAGTATTTAATTCTATTACTAGTTGTAGCATAATATGTAAATTGTTTACATTTACTAGCTTCAGTAGATACAGAATATGTACATTCACCAATAACTTCTTTTTCTGAGCGCAATACAAATTTAACACTAGAGACTGTTTGAGTAGAACCAGAAGTAGTGCCTGCAATATGGCTACTAGATTTAATTATGTTTTTAAATGTAGAAGGTAAATATGTATAATAAGTATCGTTCAGATATGTTTTTATATCTGAATTATTATATCCAGTAACAGTTGAACTTGCGAATTTGGTGAGGTCATCGTATATTTCCTTTTGTCCAATAATAGCATGGTATTTAGTTCCGCCAGATGTGCTACCATTTAAATCCTCTACAACAAATGTAAGTTCGGTACTATCATCATCACTAAGAGTAATAGTTCTCTCATCACCAACAGACCAATATGAAGAAATACTATAATCACCATTATCTACAGAACTTAAAAAGGTTGAAATAGCCGAATATGTACTGGTAGCCCAATATGCAATAGCAGCCTTAACTGTAATACTCTGGGTACAAGTATAACTAGTACTATCAACAGTGGCTGTAATTGTAATCTTTGTATTTGATGTACTCAATGTTGATCCATTGGTAGGGGATGTAGTCCAATTGGTAATCTTAACACTAGTATTATCACTATACACTTTATGGATAACCATTCCGGATGTACTTAGCTTAGCACCAGCTGTGTAGGTAGTTGTAGTTGGCTTCGTATACACTTTAATCCCTGTAACATATGCTACAGTAATACTAAATGATGTAGTAAAAGTACTACCATCGGTAGTATATTTTACAGTAACGCTAGTATCAGACTTAATAAGTGTTGAATATTCAGAAGGTGATGTGGTATAACCAGTTATGGTTGAAGTTGTGCCATCTGAATATTTCTTCTTAACCACCATTCCAGTTAAATCAAGAGTATCTCCAGCATAGTATGATGTTGTTGTAGGCTTGGTTGAAACAGTAATACCAGTTACATACTTTACAGTAATACTATAAGAGGTAGTAAAAGTTTCACTATTGGTAGTGTAACTAACAGTTACAGTGCTATCAGACTTAGTAAGAGTAGCTCCCTTAGCAGGAGATGTAGTATAATCAGTAATTTCCTCAGATGTATTATCTGAGTAATTTTTCTTAACTACCATTCCACTTAAACTAAGTGAATCTCCAGCAGTATACGATGTTTTTGTAGGGTTAGTTGTTATAGTAATTCCTGTAACATATTTTACACTAATATTAAATGATGTACTAAAAGTTTCATCATATTCATCAGTATAACTAACGTCTACAGTAGTATCAGTATTCTTACTAACAATCGTTCCATCTACTATATCAGATAAAGAATAGTCAGTAATTTGCTCAGATGTTCCATCAGAATAATTTTTGTATACAGTAAGTCCACTTGAGCTAAATGTTTCTCCAGCAACATACGATGTTTTTGTAGGAGTATCAACAACACTAATTCCTTTTACGTATTTTACATTGATATCAAATGATACAGCTTCTGTAATTCCATCATCAGATACCCAAGATACTGATACTACATCATCAAGTTTTGTAAGTGTAGCTCCATTATCAGGATGTGTGGTATAATTTGAAATCTGCTCAGAGCTTCCGTCATCATATTGTATAGATACGATCATGCCGGAGAGATCTAAAATCTCTCCGACTTTGTAGTCTATCTTAGTGGGTAATGTATCTACAATAATCGATGTTGCAGTTGCAGAGGCAGTCATTTGTTCTCCTATGTTTCTAACAATTGCAGACATGATTATCACCACCCATAATTAAATAGAATTATCCTTATCTTCATCAAGCAGTTTCTGTACAGCTGCTTTCCACCTCTCAGGTACATAATCAATAGTGAAATCAATATTTTCATTCTTGATAAGATTATAATATACTTTAGCCATATTACTTTACCTCCTCTTCTGTAGAAGAACCATCAGCTAACATTTCAGCAAGCTCTGCTAATGCTAACTGAGATTCAGTAATGGATGTGGTACTCTCTTCATGTCTAAGATCAATAAAGTCACTAAGATCTTTCTTAATACTCTGCATCAAATTTCTCATTGAAGCAAGAACCTGCATGATCTGCTCATACTCAGTTTGAACTGTTTTCTCATTTTCATTCTCGTCCATTTTTTAATCCTCCTTTTCTATTTTACATCTTTTATAATAGACCACATATGTTGCAAATCATATAATGGTGCATAGTTAAATTTCAAACGGTCCCAATTAAACATAGATCTATCAACATCATCGTTCATCTTTCTATATTTATTTGCAATAGTGTCTTCTAATAAAATATCAAAGCATTTATCATGAATTTCCACTGATGATACAGTAGAATCTATCTTATTCCAAATAGCTTTCTGTAAATTACCTCTTTCAAGCCAATGATCATCTATCATAGGTACAAAGTATCTGTATGCATTTTCAGATTTAAAATAACACAATATGTCATTATCTCCATCTTTATTTTCTCTGATAATTAATCCATCAGAGTTACAAATACATTTAGTACCAAATGGAATATTAAATGTCTTCCCCATAGAAAAACTCTTAAAACGCTTAATATTTATATATGTATCACACTTTTCAATTTCATTTCCCATATATCATTCACCTAACCTTTACTAAGATTTAATTATTAAGTATCAGAGATATCCACAACTTCAAGCGTTACAGGGATATCAATTGTTGGTACAGTACCATTTACTGTAAGAATATTATTGCCAATAGAGCTAGAAATATTAGCCGCAGCAAGTGCATCATTTTGATCCTGAGTTACATTAACACCCTTATCAATATACACATTATACTTAGAAGATGAATAGTCTGCTTCCAAAGAATACTTACCATTTTCCCAACCACTAGCCTTTAATGTATAAGCTACGATTGTATGTGTGGGTTCTCTAGAAGCCTTTACATCAGCAATACTCTGGGTAAGGGTTTTATATGATTCTTCATTTTTTGAAGATGAAGTCTCAATAGAGTCCTTTACATACTTAATAGCGTTTGTAATTGTTCCATCTCCGATTCCTGTTATGTATGCAGTAGATCCAATAGTATTAAGAATCTCATTAAATTTAGATGTCAATACTTTATTTTGAACAGCATTCTCACTAGAACTAGATAAAGTACTATCTATAGTAATATTAACAGTATCGTCTTTGCTCTCATAATTGTCCAATATATTCTTATAGTAATTAGTAAAGTCATTAGTAGACAATCCCTTATTGTCTTCCTTATCAACTTTATTATTTACTAAGGATTGAATCATGGTGCTTACACTATGAGTTTCATCATACACAACAATATCGCCAGAAGTCTTAGGGTAAATATACTCGATTATACCATCGATCTCTTTAGCTAATGTAGCTTTATTGATTGCCATACTTAAGTACCTTCCTTTCTTTAAAAATTTTTAACCTGTATTAATCTACGGATTATTAATTAGATGTTTTTTAAATAAAATATACATAGGCTGAATTTAGGGATGGGAATTACCCCATCCCTATATTTACTTTTCTACTATTTCAAGCATTACCCAAATATCAATTGTTGGCACAGTGCCTAAGCATTTAAATTTATTAGAAGTACTATCACCACAGATAATGGCATTTGCTAAAGCGGTAGCCTGATTTTTATCCATCTTAGATGATCTATCCATATATACATTATATTTATCATCAGGATACTTTGATGATAAATCAAGAATTCCATCATCCCAATCATTAAAGTAAATAAGAAATTCTTCAACTTTATGTACTTTCTCGACAGATGTAGATTCAGCAACTCCTAAGGCTGTTAAATCACTAGTAGTTACTTTTGTAGCTCCAGTTACATGCCCATATGTATCAACCGTAATATTATATAAGCCAGAAGTTCTAGCAGTATTGGTTGGGTGATAACTATTATTTTTAATTTTTGTCATCTCACTATCTAGGGTGGAATCCCCTACGACTACCATGTCAGCACTTGTTTTTGGATAAATTACTAGTTGTTCGCCTTCAATTTCTTTTGCTATTGCGCCTTTATAAATATCTTTTCCTACGCTCATAATTATAAATTCCACCTTTCATTAGATTTTTATAGCTGTCGAAGATAGATAAACTATCATACACTCTTCAGATATTTTTATACTTAAATGTTAAAGATAAGTGTATTTTGGTTTAATATATAAGGTATAACATTTTTATAAATTTATGTAAGGGAGGATACACTTATGGAAAAATTAGATTTAGATTTAGAAGTAATTGTACAAGATGAGGATGATTCTATATTAATAAATCAGAAAGCAGCCTTCATTAAAAGTACAACCAAATCAATGATTGCTGTATTAGATGTAAAGAATTTGGGGGTAGTATATATACATCTTAATTTTATTAAAGATAATACTGATAAGTATAATTGTTCTTATTCAACTCATGGTGAAAAGAATGATATCATAAACCTTACTTATAGAAATATTGATAAAATGCTTTCAGGAGTTAAATCAGTAAATTACTCAATTGATATCTTGAAAACTAAAGAGTTTATTTTATACTTAGTAATTTCTATCTCTGGTAATGATGATAAAATAGCTTTAATATCAGCATACCAAAGAAAGAATGATCCTAATAAAATTGATATTGAGGATCTTAATAAAACAGAAGATGAAAATTAATTTAACAAATTGTACTCCGCTAGGAATTACCTAGCGGAGTTTAATAGTAAGTCAATTCGCGAATTTACTTAATATCACCATATGTTTTGTTAACGGTTGCTTTAACTTTCTGTCGTTGGAGCCTTAGTCAACAAAATGATGTTTGCCCCGCTTCCATCATCTATCGTCTTACCAGAACTATCAGCTGCATATACTGTCTCAGAAACAGCGAGAGAATTCTTAATCGATTTGATGTCACTCAAAATAGATTCAAGAACATCTGCGATGGATTGAGTATCGGAATACTTAACTAGTTTAGCAGATGTTTTTGGGAAAATCACATACGCAGAATTGCCTACCTTCTTTTTAAGTTCTACTTCCTTTTCCAAATTCTCACCGCCCTATAAAGTTTTTATCCTCTCTGGATAATAATATCCAGAGAGGGTTATTTATGCTTTTATACAGAAGTCATAGACTATCTATATAAGCGGTTATGCAATTTCTACGAAGTACAGATCATTAGCGTTCATGTCGCTCTCAGAGTAGCTAGAGGAAACGACCTGAACAGTTGTCTTAGCAGCCTCAAGACTATCAAGTCTCTTCTCAGCAGCGTCAATGTCGTCAGCATTTGTCTTGATATTTGCAACGTTAGTAGCGATATTATCAGCATTTGTCTTGATATTTGCAGCGTTAGTAGAAATATCAGATGTATTCTTAGCAACATCAGCTACGAGGCCAGACTTGGAATCACCAACTGTTCCCTTAAGTGTAGTAATATCGCTAGTATTTGTAGAGATATTGTCAGCATTTGTCTTGATATTTGCAGCGTTGGTGCTAATATCAGATGTATTCTTAGCAACATCAGCTACAAGACCAGAAGTGGAATCACCAACTGTTCCCTTGAGCTTAGTAATATCGCTAGTATTTGTAGAGATATTTCCAGCGTTGGTAGAAATGTCAGATGTATTCTGAGCAACGCTCTTAACAAGACCAGAATTAGCATCGCCAACTGTAGTCTCAAGAGCACTAACTCTAGCCTTTAAGCCAGTATTAGCTGTATTAAGATCTGACTTCAATGTAGCTACGTCATTAGCAATGGCAGCGGCTCCATTCGTATCATTCTCGATCCACTCAGCGATCTCTCTAAGAGTATCATACGCCTCGCTGATCTTTGTATTAGTATCATCCAGACCTAAGATATCCTTCTTAGCCTGCTCAACAGCAGCGCTGATCTGTGCTGACACGTCTGTAGTGCCAACTTTGGAAATAATAGCAGCAAGCTCAGCTGCAACCGTACTTGATTCGCCGTACGTAACGATGTCGGCACTAGTCTGAGGATACAGACCTACGACCTTACCATTAATTGTCTTCTTCAAGAGTGTCTTTTTGATGTCAGCCATCTTAGTTACCTCCTTAATTTTATATAGATTGTACGTTTAAAAGCGGCCTACTTTTATTCACGTTACTTTTATGTTGCTATTTATTTCTTCATAAAATCATCTTTAATTTCATGAAGGTTCTTCCACTTTACCCCATAAATATCACAGATTCTTCTACTCATCCATATAAGCAACTTATTTAATGCTCCGACTTTAATGATTGATGTAACCATTCGGCCGTCCATAGAACTAGCTGACGTTATTTGGTCTATGGGTTCATCAGGAGCAAAATCTGTATATGGTGCATCTTTATCATCATATATATCCATGAGTACATTCTTATTGGCATTAAGAACAACAATCTTATCACCAACAGATAACTTATCATGGTATTTCATATATATTTCTATAAGAACACCATCTACATTCTTTAATTTACCAGTCTGAGGCAATTTATCACCAGAATCTAATTGAACCTCGGTTTCGCTATCCTTAGCGAGTTTCTTAAGTCTATTAATTTCAGTCTCTCTAGATTTTACAATCTTACGAAGACTTTCTGATAATTCATCTATTTCACATGTACGATAAATCTTAATATCAGATATGACTCCTGTTACTTTAGATTTAACTACATTCCTACCAATCTCTGTAACATCACCATCTTCATTATTAAGATTCTTTAACAATATATTTGCATCTTCTTCATCATAAGCATTCTGGAATATTAATATAGGATCTCCCTCTTTAACTTCAGTACCTTTCTTAATCATAAAAAGAACGTTAGTCATTGGAGGAAGAGTAACAGGTTTCATTACTACAATATCAGAAGACATTGCTTCGGTTAACCATTCTGAGCATATACCAGAATCTTCAAATCCATCTTCGGTAGTCATAATAGCAGCTTTAACTAAGCATCCCATATTATAAGATACTTGCCCTGTTCCTACAGCTCTTGAGAATGATTTCTTATCGTAAGCAAGAATCTCTCCTGCTTTAACTCTAGAACCTTCTTTAAGATCAGTCTTTAACTGTAGACTAATATAGAATCCACCATCAGAATTCTTCATAGTCTGCTCATCTAATCTAATATAATCTGTTCTACCATCATCATATTCTATATACATATAGTCATCGGTTATGGTTTTTACTGTTCCTTTAGCCTTAGACTTAGCAGCAAACATATTTGAGCATAGATACGGCATAGCAGCATCAGCTCCAGTAGTTACTAATAAAGGAGTACCATATTCTATTGGTGTAGAATGTTTAGCTGTCTGTACGAAAGTCATATCGTTTCTAAATAAGTCATCAGAGGTTATAACAAATGGGGACAAAGCTTCTGTCATACACATAGTGTTAGTAACACTCATGTTTTCTTCTCCAGATTGTTTAAAGTAGCCTCTGCCACCAACAATATTAGGATTTATTGTAGTCTGTCTATTTACACCAACTGTAGATGCGAATCCTGTAGCCTGAGCAATAATATTAACCATAGAATCATCATATCCACGCTTATCTATCTTATATGCTCTTTCAGAGTTCATTCCTGTAACACCCTTGGTTGAGATAGTATTCTTTGTTTCTATCTCTAATAGAGGTTGAAATACAGATAAGTCTGATGTAGTATTCTGTGCTAATATTAAATCAATAACAGCAGATTGCTTCATAGTCATTGGAACTTTTCTACCACGTTTATTCTGTAGAGCATATTCTTTATAAGAATCTGATAATACTCTATAGAACTGTGCAGCAACAACCTCATTAGTACGGTATCTATTTGTACTAATATCTGTATGAGATGTAAACTTATTATCCACTAAGAGATTGGAAGCATAAATTAATGCTTCATGATAATTATCTGGTAGATTATAATCTTTAGATATATCTACAGTGATTGGGTCATACATAAGATCTTTAAAGTTTGTCAAACCATCAGATTTAATTTTACCACCAAAATTATCAAGAATATTAACCCAAGTAATTTTAGAGTTCAAATCTTTAATTTGTACATACTCCATATTACAATCTTTTAACCCATTCATAAGCATAGATGATTCATATGAATCATCACTCCAGCATAAATAACCATCTGCTAATTTAACATAGTCTCCCCAATCTCCCTTAGGACGCTTTTCAGTT